GACGGAGTGTGGTGCATACCTGGAGCCGTGCTGTTGCCCGCCACTCGGCCCAAGCGCTGGCGTGGTTTGACGGCGCCCGCGCGAACGATGCCGAAGGATCAGCGATGAGCAACAACAAGCCGCTTCGGCGTGGCGTGGACGGTGTTTGCACGCGCAGCACCTGCGAGTGTGAGCGCGAAGGGCTTGGGGATCAGTGCGTTTGGCTGAAGCCTGCGGACAGGCGGCCTGCGCCCAGTTGCCGCACCCCCGAAGGGTGCCGCGAGAACGGTTGCCTTGGCTGGTGTGATGAGCACAAGCCGCCCACCCGAGGCCAGAAAATGCGCGAAGCCGGCTACACGAGGCGGCCGAGCAACAACAGCTTTCCGAGCGACGAATGACCCTGCAAGACCGCATTGACGAACTCGTGGCTCAGCATGGAAGCCTGCGAGCCGTGGCGCGCGTGACGGAGATTGACGTGGGCTACCTGTCGCGGCTGCGCGCCTATGCAAACGTGAACCCAGGCCGCGACAAGCTGCGCCGGCTGGGCCTGCGCCGCGTTGTGGCCTATGAACTGCTCAAGACGCCCAACGTAAAGCTAACCGGCGGCGAAGCCGTCCGGTTGAGCGAAAGTTAGGCCCTGTGGTTGACAAAACGATGTAATAGCTGCAAACCTTGGTTGACAAAATGAGCAAAACACCGAGTCAGGACTTGAGCGCCATACCGATAGCATGGTGTTCAAGCGTTGGATGGCGCGCGAACCAACTAATGAGCGCGGAGCAGTACCGCCAGTGCCTACCAAAGAACCGCGCAGACTTCGACGTTCCGCTGTACGGGCCAGACGCGCTTGTCAACGCTGCCGCAACTGAACGCGAACGACTGGCGCAGTTGTTCGACATGCCAGAGACGATGCACGGAGAAGCTGAAGACTGGTGCCGCGAGGTGGCGGCCCGTATTCGCAGGGCCTAACGTTGCAATTGAGCCGCGCCGTTAGGCGTCGGCTCGAATTGCGTGTTGGGCGTCCGGTGGAGAAGCGAGGAAATGTTTGCGTGTTACAAAAAAGGTCTTGCTTAGTCTGGTTGTTGTGCTACAGTAACGACATCAACAACGCAACCGGAGAGACGAAATGAGCAAGCGCACTGACTGGACGATCAAGCAAGCGGCGATGTGGGTTGCGACGCACAACGCGACGGGCGAAACGCTGGTGGCCCGCAGCCGCGAAGCCCTGATGAGCAAGATCAACGAGTGGGACAGGGCGTGATGCCCTGGTACACGACAGCAGACGCACGACGCGACGCCGAACGACAAGCAGCCCAACGAAAGCAAGCCATGCAAACCCCCCTGACCATGAAGATCGAGCGCACCAAAACCGGCGAATTCATCGCTTACTTTCAGGGCGACTACCACATTGGCTACGGAGCCACGGCCAGCGATGCGCGCGATGCGCTGCTGTGGAGCATGGAAAACGAATGAGCGCGGACCAGAACAAGGGCGGCCGACCGCCCGCGCCGCCTCAGTTGCAGCGCGTGAACGTGCCGCTGCGCCTGCCGCGCTGGATGGCGGAATGGATCGCTGAGCAGTGCGCAGAAGGCCCGCCGTACAAGACGGCGACACAGTTGATCGAAGCGGCGATGGTGAAAGCCTACAAGCTGCGCCCGCCGAAGGAGTGACGATGAGCCAGAACTGCCCCAAAGGCGATGAGCCGTGCATTCGCGGCTGCAAAGGATGGGAATGCCGAGATGGGTGGCCTGAAGACCGCGTGACCTGCGGCGGCGGCTTGCCAGGAGACCCAAACGGCGAACACGCCGCGCTGGCCGTCGAGGTTCTCGTGCGCAAGTACGAGGGCGCGATGCTGCGCGAGACTTTGCGAGAGGCGTTGACCGAGGCGTACATGATGGGCGCGCAGAACATCCTGGGGAGACTGTGATGGACTACCACCTACTGACGAAGAAGTGCGACGGCATGTGCGACTCGTGCGAGTGCCCGCCAGGGCGAATCCGCTCCAGCGAAGGGTTGGGCGGCTGGTGAACGAAGAGGAAGGCATGCACTGCACAGACGTGGAAACGCTCAAGGCGCGGAAGGCACATCGCTGCATGAGCTGCGGCGAACTGATCGTGGCTGGCGAGACTTACAAGCGCTGGCGCTGCTATGACGGCGGCGATGCCAGCACGAACAAGATGCACCCCGAGTGCTTGGCGATGCATCAGGACGAAGCCAAACGATTCGGCGATCACGAGTGGGAATACTCGGTGTACGCGCACGAGCGACCGAAGGCGACTGCCGATGCAGTGAACCTGACGCCCAACGCAAAGCTAAACGGCGGCCCGCCAGGGCCGTCCGTTTGAGCGACCTGTTAGCCGGCTGGTGGACGAGCGCGCTGAATGAGGCCACGCAACCACTCTATGCCGCCCGCGGCGTCGAACTTGGCCCATTGCGCTGGCGTGAGACGGATGGAGCGCTGCACTAGGCGCTCTTCGGGCGGCTTGGGCGGGCGACCGCCGGGGTTCTTGGGCTGTTCCATGCCCGCAAGTATACGTGATGCAAAAAGGTGTTGACGTGCTGATGTTGTTGTGATTCAATAACGCCCATCGACACACCAACCGGAGCGCGCCATGAGCCAAGCGGAACTGAGCCGACTGCACGAGCTGGAAGAGCTGGACGCCGACGGCGTTCAGATGACTGCCGCCGAATACGAAGAACTGCGCGAGCTGTTGAATCGAGAGAACGCCGCATTCTCGGCGCAGACGGCGTGAAGCCAACCGGGATAAGCAAGAGTGTTGCCGGCCTGCGAAAGCGAGACGGCTGGAACGACAAACGACGAAAGGAGTTAAGGATGAGTTCCTATTCATGCGCCAAGCGCGCCGCCGATCCGAGCAACGAATTTGCCGCCTGCCGGAAGCACTGCGGGAACGACGACATCTGCGTGCGCGCACAGACGCCGCTGACAACCTGTGCATGGAGCAGCGGGCAGCCCGGGTGCGTGGCCGGGTGCCCGCAGATCGCGGACGGTGAGCCCGCCAAGAGCGGCCGAAGCTGCCCGCTTCCGCTCCCCAATTCCGAGCGCTTCAAAGACGGCTAACGTGTTTTAGGCATCTTCTGGAGACTTTGCAGCATGTTCAAACGCAAACGACGCATCACTCTAGGCGCAGACTTTGCCGAACTTGCGCCAATCCACGAAGACAGCCGGCAACCAATCACCCTAGACCTACGCGCTGCTGGTGGTTGTGTGGAGACGCTAGAACCGAGGCTGGGCTATGTTTCGTGGCGCAGGCGCACAGAAGATGGCAAAGTGAAGGACTGCGCTGCACTCAAGACGCTACTTCACCGCATCTCCGATGAACTACCGAGACAATTGGGCGCGCGCAACTTCTCATGACTCAGTGCATCACCTGTGCCAACTGGACGCCAAAGCAAGGCGACGCCAAGCTGGCAAAGCTAGGGCTAGCTCCATGCAAGGTGAGAAGCCCCGGCAAGTGGAAGCTATTCGGCGCAACCTATGAGCGGGAATGCGACCAGCACAGGAAGGCGACAGAGGAAGTGACAAAACGACGCAAGGAATGGCTAAATTGCGCATCGCAGTGACCTACTCTGAGAAGATCGAGAGCGAGGCCAACGGCCGCGAGCACTGGCGCCCAAAGGCTACTCGCGTAAAGCGGCAAAGACTCATGGCATGGGCAAACTTGAGAACCATCGAACGCCCTGCATTCCTTGGCCCGGTCACAATCGTACTAACCCGGATTGCGCCTAGGGAGCTAGACGGCGACAATCTGCAAAGCGGATTCAAGGCCACGCGCGACGGGGTTGCAGACTGGCTAGGGGTTGATGACGGAGACAAGCGCCTGACGTGGCAGTACAGCCAGCGCAAAGGGGCTCCGCATCATTATGGGGTCGAGATTGAAATCAATGGAGGCTAAGGTTTTCGCCACGCCAACCCGAGCAAATCAGGTGACTCCCCAGGAATCCGAGCAGGTGTCCTCCCGCCTGTGTGCGGACTGAGGGGTCGGCGACTTTTTATTCTCGGAGCCATTTAGCGCATAATCACCCCATCAAACCACTTTGATGGGGTGCAACATGCGTGCGCAGAAATCTAAACTAGACGCTCTTAGATGGGTGGCATATGGCTGCCGGCCGTAAGACAGGCGGGCGCCAAGCCGGGACACCCAACAAGATCACCAAGGAACTCAAGACCATGATTCTTGAGGCCTTAGACGGTGTGGGCGGCGTCGAATACCTTCAAGAGCAGGCTAGAGAGAGCCCAAACGCCTTTCTAAGCCTTGTAGGCAAGGTCTTGCCGCTCCAAGTGGGTGGGGTAGATGGCGCACCGATCCGCCAGGCCATCGAGGTGATGATCGTTGACCCTAAGGCTTGAAGTCCCCCGCAAGCTCAAGCCGCTGCTCTATCCCAAGCGCTATAAGGGCGCATACGGCGGGCGCGGTGGAGCCAAGTCGCACTTCTTCGCCGAGCAAGTCATCATCCGGTGCTACCAGAAACCCACACGGGTTGTCTGCATCCGGGAAGTCCAGAACAGCATCAAAGACTCGGTAAGGCAGCTCTTGATCGACAAGATCGAGAAGCTAGGGCTGATGCCGTTCTTTGAGGTGCTAGAGGCTGAGATACGCGGCCCCGATGGCTCAGCAATCATCTTCAAGGGCATGCAGTCTTACAACGCTGCGAACATCAAATCCCTTGAGGGCTATGACATCGCCTGGGTGGAGGAGGCCCAGACCCTCAGCCAGCACTCTCTGGACCTACTGCGCCCTACACTGCGCCGGGATGGCTCGGAGTTGTGGTTCAGCTGGAACCCTCGATACAAAACCGACCCGGTGGATGCGTTCTTCCGCAAGAGCCCGCCACCTGACGCTGAATCGGTTCTCATCAACTGGCGTGACAACCCGTGGTTCCCCGAAGTCCTGCGCAAAGAGATGGAGCATGACTTCATCGTGGACCCTGACAAGGCAGAGCACATCTGGAACGGGGCCTATGGCGCTGGGCAGGGCGCAATCCTTGCCAAGTGGGTGAACAGGGCAGAGCGCGAGGGGAGAATCCATACGGGGGTTATGTATGATCCCCTCGGATTACCCATTGAAGTATCTAGCGATATTGGATTCCGAGATACTGCTGGGTGGTGGTATTGGCAAAGGTGTCTCGGTGGGTATAAGGTATTGCTATACGATGGGGACAGTGGTTTAGACGCTGATGACTGGATACCTAGAATCCAGAAGAACATAGTAGATATGGGGGCCAAGCTTGGCACCATCTGGCTTCCACCTGACGCTAGGGCGAAGACCTTTCAAAGCAAGCACACAAGCATGGAAAGGTTCGTTGCAGGCTTCGGATCGGACAAAATCTCTGTGATTCCTGCTTCAAAGAAGCTCGACCAGATCAGCGCCGCCCGCGCTGTTATTGAGAAGTGCGAGATTCACAAAACTCTGTGCGAGGACGGTATCGACGGTTTGACGGCATGGGAATATGAATGGAACGAGGAGCTAAACGTATTCAGCCGCGAGCCTATCCATAACTGGGCCTCACACCCGTCTGACGCATTCGCCTATGGATGCCTCATAATGCAACTCGCTGACCCTCCGAAGCCGCAAGAAGAAGCCATGCGGGGTATCGCAGTCGGAATTCCTTCGGTATCATTGGAGGAGTTATATCAATCGGCCCCCAAACCATCCGGGAGAATCTAAATGTCCGGTGCAGTCTACGAAGGCGGCAATTACAAGAACATCACGGCTACGGGGGCTGTCACGACTCTCCCCTGTACGCTGCTCGGGTTCTACGTCAACTCCACCACCGCTGGCACGCTGGTGCTTCGTGATGGCGGCGCAGGCGGTACGGTGATGGGCGGCACGATCACCCCCGCTGCTGGCACGTTCCACCGCTTCCCGGCCACGGTAGGCGCGTCTGGCCTGCACGCCACGGTGGGCGGCACCATTGACGTGACCTTCTTCTACGCTCCCGCCGCTGGTGTGTGATGACTGAACAGCTCGAAGGGGTGGAGAAGTGGCTGCGGATCATCGCGGCCTACGAAAAGGAATTCGCCCCATGGGAGAAGCGGGTTAAGCGCCTGCTTGAGAAGTACACCGACGCCAAGGCTCAGCAACGGAAGACCGCGAAGTTCAATATCCTGTGGTCCAACGTGCAGACGCTGGTCCCGGCTGTCTTCTCCCGCCTTCCGAAGCCTGACGTTTCTCGACGGTTCAAGGATAACGATCCTGTCGGTCGGGTGGCCTCGCTCATCCTCGAACGAGCCTTAGAGTACGAGATTGAGCACTACCCGGACTACCCGACCTCTCTCCGTGATGCCGTCTATGACCGCTTTCTAGGCGGCCGTGGCGTGGCCTGGGTGCGGTATGAGCCGCACATGAAGGCTGTACCTGATGATGGGGTTCAGGTCACCGAGGATCAGGACGAAGCGCCGACTCACGAGGAGTTGGATTACGAATGCTGCCCGGTGGATTACGTCCACTGGAAGGACTTCGGCCATCAAGTCGCGCGGACCTGGGCTGAAGTTGACTGCGTGTGGCGCAAGGTCTACATGGGGCGCGAGGCCCTGATTGAGCGATTTGGCGAGGAGTTGGGCAATCAGATCCCTCTCGACACCAAGCCCGAGGAACTGAAGAAAACGCCCGGGGCCAATGACGGTGAGTATCAGGCCGTCATCTACGAACTGTGGCACAAGCCTTCCGGTAAGGCCATTTGGATCAGCAAGAGCCAAGCCACGCCGCTGGATGTGCGGGACGATCCTCTAGGCTTGGAGGAATTCTGGCCGTGTCCTAAGCCTCTCTTTGCCACGCTCACTACTGACAGCCTGATTCCGACGCCTGATTTCACGCTGTATCAGGACCAGGCCGAGGAATTGGACATCCTCAGTGACCGCATTGACGGGCTCATCAAGGCTTTGCAGGTCAAGGGTGTCCACGATGCTGCGATCCCTGAACTCAAGCGCCTGTTCACCGAGGGTGGTAACAATGACCTGATCCCGGTGAAGAACTGGGCAGCGTTCGCCGAGAAGCAGGGCCTCAAGGGCTCGATTGACCTCGTTGACCTGACGCCTATCTTCAATGCGCTGCTCGCGGCGTATCAAGCCTTCGATCAGGTCAAACAGCACGTCTTTGAAATCACGGGCATCAGCGACATTGTTCGCGGTGCGACGGATGCCAACGAGACGCTAGGCGCCCAGCAACTCAAGGGCCAGTATGCAAACCTCCGCCTGCGCGACATGCAGAACGGGGTTAGCGAGTTCGCCTGTGAACTGCTGAAGATCAAGGCGCAGATCATCTGCTCCAAGTTCCAGCCGCAAACGATCATGATGATCGGCGCGGTGGATCAGTTGAGCGAGGCTGATAAGCCGTTCGTTGAGCCCGCGATTCAACTGCTCAAGTCCGGCCCGCTCCGCTCCTTCCGCATCGACGTAGAGGCTGACTCTCTCGTCATGATGGACGAGAACCTGGAGAAAGAGCAACGAGTAGCTTTCCTTGGGGCAGTCTCAGGCTTCCTCAAAGAAGCCATCCAAGCGCCCCCGAGCCTTGCTCCCCTGTTGGGTCAGTTGCTCAAGTTCGGCGTGAGCGGCTTCAAGGTTGGCAAGACGGTGGAAGGGGACATTGACCAGTTTCTGGAGCAGGCGAAGCAGCAGGCAGCCAACCCCGCGCCGCCCCCGCCTGACCCCGAGATGGTCAAGGCGCAGGCTCAGATGCAGTTGCAGCAGGGCAAGGACCAAAGCACTGCCCAGTTGAAGCAGATGGAACTCCAGTTCCAAGACCAGCAGAGCGAGCGCGAGGCCCAGCGCACGATGCAGCTTGAGCAGTGGAAGCAGCAAATGCAGGCCGAGCAGGTGCAGCATCAGAACGAGCTTGAGGCGCAGCGCTCCATGATGGAGACGCAGCATCAGGCGCAATTGAAGCAACTGGAGCTAGAGCACCAAACGCGCATGGCCCAGATGCAAGACGAGTTCAACCGCTGGAAGACGCTTCAAGACAACGAAACCAAGGTTGTCGTGGCGAACATCAGCGCATCGGCCAAAGCAGCAAGCGCAACCGATGCAGAATCGACCGCAGAGGATGCGACCGAGCCCGCAGAGGAAAAGCCCGACACCAATCTCGCTCTAGCCGAGGCCATGAAAGCCCTGGCTGAGCAATTCGCCAAACCCCGCACCGTCATCCGTGGACCGGATGGCAAGGTAATCGGACTTCAGTAAGGAGCCACTATGGCAACCGGTGACACCAAGATCATGGCCAACTACGTGGAGGGGATGGCTAACAGCACCCTCACCACGATCTGGTCGGGCGCATCTGCAATCAAGGTCGCGCTCGTGACCAACGTCCTAACCCCGAGCAACGGGGATTCGTTCCCGACCTGGGGCGCAGGCGGTACGCAGAACTACTCCACCAACGAGGTGGCCGCAGGCGGCAACTACGCTGCCGGCGGCGTAGTCCTCTCAGGCTGCACGGTGGTTCAGTCCACCACGCAGGTGATTCTGAACTGCACGAGTCCCATCACTTGGGCCGCGAACGCCTCGAACCCGACCAATGCGCGCTGGGCGATCATATACAACAACACGACCACGAACAAGGAAGTGCTGGGGTACATCGACCTGGGCGGCGTGACTTCGCTTGTCCCTGGACTGCAGATCAACATCAACGGCGTGTCTTCGGGCACGCAGCCGGTCTTCACGGGGTCCACTTGATCGTTCTGAACGTAGGCGGTGGCGCATCGCGCGTGATCCCCGCTACGTTCAAGGGGTGGGATCAGCACATTCTCGATATCGACCCCGCAGTGAACCCGGATGTGTGCTGCGATGCGAAGGACATGCAAAAGCTCAAGCGTGGCAGCTATGACGCGATCTACTGCTCCCACAATCTAGAGCACTTCTACCGGCACGATGTGCCCACTGTTCTGGCTGGTTTTCAGCACGTATTGAAGCCATCCGGGTTTGCTCAGATCGCGGTGCCTGACATTCAAGCCTTGATGGCCGAAGTTGTCGCGGGAGGGAATGACATCGAAGACACATGGTATTCGTCCCCGGGTGGGCGGATCAGCTTCCATGATGTTCTCTATGGGTGGAATCAAGCCATGCAGAGCGGAAACCTGTTCTACGCCCACAAGTGCGGGTTCACTGAGAAGTCACTGGGGAAGGCACTTCGAGCCGCTGGCTTCAAGTCCGTGCACATCGCTAGGGACGGGATGAACCTGCACGCCTATGCCTTCAAGACCACACCGAACGAGGCAGCGCGCAAGCGGCTGGGGCTGTAATGGGCGTCACGGTTCGACACGCAAAGACGATCACTATCGGTGATTTCACCGGGACGGTGACGAACTTCAATTCGTCTGGTGGCACGGCTACAGCGGCGGCGACTGATCTTGCCTTGGGTGGGGATTGGAACAGCGTTCACAACATCACGCTGCAAGTCAATGGAACGGATATGTATTCCATTGGCTTCTTCGAGCCATGGGACTTCCTAGCCGCTAACTCCACCGCGACAACTCTTGCGGCTGGATCGTGGAACATCGGACCGCAAGCGATCCCGTTTGCTCTTGGTCGCGGGCAGATCAACGTCTTGATGCAGGACGCGGCCGGCTTCCTCAACGGAGGCGTTTTCTCTGCTGCTTCGTCTGGCTCTGTCACTCGCTACCAGACGAACAACCTGCAGATCGCGTTCTACGATCTAGGCAGCGGAGCCAGCACGACGCGGCTTGAGTCTGTCTTCACAAAGGAAATATCCTACAAAGCAACGTGGGAGCGGCGTGTATCGGGATCGACAACGAGCAATCTGACCGTCACCAATGCGCTAACCCTGAGCTTCCCGTCTCAATACGACGCGTCTGGCGGCGTTACCTACGGCACCACGGCGCAGAGCGGTACCACATCAGTTGGAGCGAGTACGGGCGCATCGACGCTGGCGAACAACCTGATTACTGGCGCTGGCGCATACATCAGCGGCAGCAAGTTCATACCCATTCCGTTCAACACGTCAATCGGAGCCGGGAAGTACTGGTTTGCCATCATGGCGAACAGTTCCACGTCTTCAACGGGCACCAACTACTCGACAGGTACTGTCTTCGGTGCGC